CTGCTGCAACTGCAGGAAGAACATCTACAAGTGCTCCTACTACAGTAGCCATAGATAAGCCATCTACTACTTGTTTTACATGTTCTACATTCATCAATAGCTCCAGATAGTAGGTCTAGGTCTTTGAGGTGTACCATTTAATATATCTAAATGAATAAACCTACCACTTCCCTTTTGATTGATACCTATACCAGTGAATCCTAGTTGTAATGCAATATCTAAAATTTGTAAAGCATCTTCTCCTCGAACTCCAATATCACAAGCATATCCTGATGCATGTGCTCCTGGCTCTTTCTTTTTAGCTTCAATAGGATGTGTAGCATCCCTATATCCTGAAGTAATCTTTATAGGTTTACCATACTGTTCTCTTAGTTGATTCATACGATCAATAAAGTCTTGATCCATATCACATTTACCAGTATGACTACATTTAAATTCTTCTTCGGTAAAGTACTTACCCCAGTCAATATTATTTATCATAGTATTTCTTAAAAGTTTCTAGTTGATCATTGTACTCTGCAAGCAATTTAAGTTCTCCTAATATTGCTTCTGTTAAATCTGTATGCTCTGGTATAACCTTTTGATTAGTTAATATTAACTCTATATTCATACGATGTTGATTTACTTTTGCTGCTAATAAAGCTATTGTATTTTGTACAATTTGATTTCTCATGCTCTTGGTTCTTTTCTATCTAGTATGTCGTTTATTTCATTTGATTTTTGTTTACTACCTACGGAAGAACCAAAGTAATATGCTAATACCATTGTAGTAGCACTATTCAATGCACCTAATACATATACTAAAATATCTTTAGCTCCTGAGTTTACATCCACATCTGCAAATATAATTACTAGAAAAAGACCAAAAGACATTGTTACTGTACCTAGAGCAAGTAATGGGGTAACACATTTATTTAACCAACTAGCATTTTCACTAGTAGCAATAGCTGTTTCTCTTCTTCTAGCAGAATCTCTATCTGCATATTCTGCTTCTAGTTTAGCAAGTTCTCCTTTTTGCTCCATAGCTCTAAGTTCTTTCATAGCTTTAGCACGAGCAGTAGGATCGGGTATTAGTCTTTCGACTAGCTTTTCCCCTATCGGTAATAATCCTGTTAATAAATTAAGCAACTTTATCTCCTTTACTTGCTTTAAAAAACTTTTTTTCTATCTTGCAACCCTTTTCTGTTTTTGGTTCAAACCAATTAAATCCTCTTTTAGTATTAGCACACCAGTATGTACATAAGTCTCTTTCAACCCACTTTAATTTACAGTAGTACTGATCTACATGTGGTACTATAGTAGCTACCCAAAAAGCTATACTAATCATTTACTTGCTTCCACAACTGCTGTCCATAAAAAGTGACATAGATAAATTAAAACTAAAACTAAACTTCCAATAAAGATTCCCATCTTGGTGTTATATAGAAAATTCTTCCTTCTTCGCATCTGATTATAAACTTCTCGTTCTCTTCTTTCCTTAATCTCCCTTCGCATTTTGATAAATTTTCTGTAACCTTGAATGCCTCCCCAGTCTGCTGTCCAGTTTGCTGTAAAGAACTCTCGAATATATTTTTCCTGTTCACGAATTTTTTCCTCTGCAATAATGCTATCAAATACTTCTTGAGTTGCTGATCTCTTATAGGTTAACTTTTTAAATATCCCTGGTTTACTTTTTTCTTGAGAGATTACTTCTTTTACATCCTCTATATGACCTGCCCACTTAGATAGTGTGCCGTATATTTCCTCTACATCCTTGCCTACTGCTACTGCTTTTTTGAGAGTAGTGTAACAGACAGAGGCTGCCGATAATGCTGTAATTGGATCTATCATTTATCAATTCTCTTATCTGCATCATTTTTACTTATAACCATCACAATAAATAAACTGTGTCATTGAAAACCTACTACTATAAATATCTGCTTTTTTCATTTCTACTGGGCTAATTTTATGTAACAAAATTGAAGGGAATATAATTATCGATTTATTTTTACATTTAAAATTAGTACCCTCAATAAAAAAATCTCCTCCTTTAAAAACTTTAGGCTCTTTAAAAAATACACTTACTGCACTAATAAGACTTAAATCTCTATGCTCATCAAAATAATCATTATTATTATAATAATGTAACCATGTATAATCTTTATTAGATATATCTAAATATCTAAAAAAAGTGTGTAGTTTTTTTAACTTCTCTTTTATTTCAGGATAAAAAATTTTTCTATTAATTTTAAAAACAGGACATATGTTTCTTCCTGCTTGAGTATATAGTTCGTCTAAATTTATCCCATGATTATTTTTTATTTCTGCTCCATAATTTAATGTTACACCTGGTTCATTTTTAATTTTTGGCCTATTCCAACTTATTGGAGCAGTAGTATCACAATAAGATATTAAGGCTTTATTTTCTTCAGCCGTATAAAAATTTTCTATTTCAACAACAGGTAAATTTAAAATTTCTTTACACTTTATTTTCATTCAACAGGTTGCCATGTTAAATTATCTTCGTCCCAATTATAAAACTTACCGTCAGTTGGCATTGCTGATGGAGCAATCCATGTAGCATCAGCCGTATTCATAGACCAACTATTATATGGTTTTGGTGACATGAATAAATCTTGATCAGAAAAATAGGTATAACCTACTCCTGCATAATTACCTCGTATATTAGAATTATAAGAAGTTTGTTTCCATGTTCCCCCATACATATCTGTTAATAATGTCTGTCCTAAAGATTCTTGTTCAACATTATTGCCGTCAAGAATGTCATTATTATCAACAACTAAAACTCTCAAAACCACATTCGCACTATTTAACTCTGCAAAATGAGCCATACTAAAACTCCTTAATTAAAATACCCATGAAACAAAACTATATCGCACACCTTTTTTAACAGGGTTTACTTTATGTGGAAACATAAAATTAGATGGAAACACTAACACTGCTCCTTCTGGTATTTTAATTACTTTGTCCCACATTATAAATTCTCCACCTTCGTAGTTATTATTCAAACATCCAATAATAGATAAAATTGGTATGCCTTTTCTTTGACCATCAAACATTGAATGTATGTGATCACAATGCAACCTCATTGTTTTATTTTTTTCATATTTATTAAATTTTAACTCTGAATATCCTTTCCAACTACTCCACCATTCATCACAAACTTTAAAATCAAAAATGATGTATTTTTCAATAACATGCCAAATTTTGTTTTGTATAATTTTTTTACATTCTGTATCTAAATAACATATACTTACATCATTGTTATAACTAACATATCTATTCTCATTATAGTTATAATGCTTATGCTCTACCCAATCTACTTTATTTAATTCATTAATTGTTTTTTTACATAAATTATTATCAATAATATTTTTATAAACCTTTACATATTCCTCAATATTTTTTGGGTTCATTCAACTAAGCATTTCTGTAATCGGCAATCTGTCTTTTAATTTTTCAATTTGTTCATTGGTATAAATTGTATTTATAGAATTTTCAAATTCTTTTGCTTTTTTCTGTGCTTCTTTTATTTCTTTTATAGTTGGTTCTGGCCTATCATCATCCCACCTTACAATTCGACCATTATGTATTTCATATGTTGCTTGTGGTCTTAACATTTCCATAGCTGTATCTATACCAGACAACCTATAAAATTTATTCATACTACATCTCCTATTGAAAATATTTGATAACTATTTTACCAGAACCACCTGCACCAGCCTGTGTTTCTCCTCCAGGTAAGTTTGTATTATTTCCACCGCCTCCACCACCACCTCCTGTGTTAGCAGTGCCAGATTGTGAGTTAGTGCCTTGTTGATTGCTTGCATTACCACCACCACCATCACCACCAGCCCCTCCATTTACAGCCATAGTAACTGAACCGCCACCACCGCCCCCTGCATAAGTTACAGAACTACCAGTGATATCGGTTGTTTCGCCATCGCCTCCTGCTCCCCCATCCATAGTACCACTTTGACCTGCTTGTGATGCTCCACCTCCACCACCTGCTGCATAACTACCTGAGGGCAATCCAGCTCCACCATTGTTGCCCTCAGATGGTGTAAATCCTCCTGCATTACCTGCTCCTCCTCCTCGTTGAGTAGATTGAGCACTTCCTGCACCTCCACCACCAGAACCTCCTGCAGATCCTGCCGATGCTATTCCTGAATTACTTGGGTTTGTGCCTCCTTTACCACCAGCAGTAGAAGTTAGAGTAGTTGTGCCTGTGCCTGAAAACTGAGAATTATTACCAGAAGTTTCACTAGCACCACCTGCTCCAATAGTAACGGTGTATGCATTTCCAGCTGTAACGACATGATTAGTAATTAGACGATAGCCTCCTGCTCCGCCTCCTCCACCAATGCCACCCATGCCTCCTCCACCACCACCAGCAATAACTAAAATATCAATTTTTTTAGTTTTAGGGGGTGCGTTAAATGTGCCACTACTATTAAAAACGTCTATAGTTAGTTGAGTAGGGCCAGATTCAAAAGCTGTAAATAATAATTGATGTATACCTGTCATTATGAAATATTCCCAGTAAGAATTGCATAATCTGCACTTAAAAATAAAATAGAAGCAACACCGTTAGCTCCAATAGTTGCTGTAGCTGTGGCACTTGCACCTTCTGCAACAAACATATTTGTAATACCTGAACTAATTGTAGCAGTAGCACCAGATATAGAAATAACACTAATTATATCACCAACATCAAAAGTAGAAGCAGGTACAGTAAAGTTTACATTTGCACTTGAGTATACAATATGATTTCCAACATCTCCAATTGCAAAAGTATATGCATCTGTTTTTGTACTGCCTGATTTAGATATATCTCTTAAATTACCATCTTGATCTGATACTGTAGAGCTTCCTGTTATAGTATTTGTTACAGCTAAAGTTCCACCTACTGATGCATTACCACTAACATCTAGTGTACCATCTGCAGATACATTTGTAATGTCAGTATCACCTGTAACTGCTAGAGTTCCTCCCACAGAAGCATTGCCACCAACATCAAAAGTCCCACTAGCTGAAAGATTAGATACATCTGTGTCTCCTGTTACGCCTAGTGTTCCACCTACTGATGCATTGCTACCTACATCTAAAGTAGAAGCTGCTGATACCGCACCTGTTACAGTAAGTGTTCCTTTACCACTAAAATTAGTGCCTACATTTAAAGTTGATGCTACACTTACTGCATCTGTAACTGTAAGTGTTCCTTTACCAGAGAAGTTACCACCTACATTTAATGTACTAGCTACAGAAACTGCATCAGTAACTGTAAGTGTACCTTTACCAGAAAAATTACCACCTACATTCATAGTACCTGCAGCTGATACTGTATCAGTTACTGTTAATGTGCCTTTACCTGATACTGCTCCTCCAATATTTAATGTTGAAGCTGCAGTAACAGCACCAGTAATTTTAAATGTACCACCTACAGAACCATTACCTGCAACATCAAGTGTGCCACTAGCAGATAGATTTGATACGTCTGTATCTCCAGTTACAGCTAATGTACCACCTACTGATGCGTTACTTTGTACAGACATAGTAGATTCAGTATCAACAGCACCACCTATATTAAGTGTGCCACCAACTGAAACATTACCAGTTACAGTAGCAGCATCTGCTGACATATTATCGGTGTTAATTACACCATCAATATATAAATCTCTAAATTCTTTTGTACTTTTGCCTAAGTCTGTTACTCCATCTGATGCAGGAAACAAAGCATTAGCATCACCTTCGATTTCCTGTGAAGGGCCAAACTTAGTAATAGGAGCACCTTCTTCTGATGTACCATCATGTGTATGTCCAGAGCTGCTGTTAAAAGCAGCTACAATCGCATCAAATTCGCCATCAAGATCAGATGCATTAATAACATTACCATCAGCAATATTATTACTTGTATCGTTTCTAACGTATCCTGTTCCCATAATTTATATCCTTATCTTCTATCGAATGTTCCAAATTCTAAAACTGCAGCATCTAGTGAAAATGGGGGAAATGTATCACTTGATATAAATTGCAAAGACACATTAAACCCAGACCCTATTGTTTGAGTAGTAAATACTTTTTTTAATTTTCCCCCAAACGATGATGTACCATATACAGAAGTAGTTCTTCCATATATTGATACTTCTTGCCCTGTATTTGATAAAGCTATTGGTGCAGGTTGCACCACATCCTCCTCATCAAAATCAAATTTTAAATTTACTGTAGTTTCAATACTACCTGCAGGATCAGTATATAAATGCATTTTGTATACTGTCTTTCTAAGTTGAGGATCGTTTAGTGGAACAAATGGTGTAAAGAAAGTAGCTTCTATATTATTACCATCTAAACTATTACCATTTTCCATTTTATAAACATATCCACCTGAGTTTGCAAAGAGTATAGTTTCTGTTGAATTAAACAAATCACTATCAGCAACAAATGCTTTAAATCCTCTTAACTCAGCCCAACCAAAAAAACTACCTTCTGTTCCTGCTAATTGTGTTCCTAGTATTCCTGTAGCATTACTCTCAGAAATATTTGTATTAAAACCTAATAATCTATATTGTGATTTATTTTTAATTGTTACACTACTAAAACTTGTATTACTTGTAATTAAATCTGTAACCTCTTTTTGTATATTTTTTGATATAACTGCTAAATCAAAGTCACCAATTTTATCTGTAGAACTTAAAGATCTAATTCCATCTGGCCCTAAGAATACTACATCACCTGCTACTTCTTTAATTGTATCTGAATCTACACAGCCAATGTTATCTGTTATAGGTTGTAATACAAAATCAGCAAGTGTATTACCTAACAATCTTTCTATTTTATTTTCACTAAATATAATTAGTTGTTCTCTAAAAGCTATAAGTCCAGTTATTTCTGTACCTACACTTATATTTCCTGCACCATTAGCTGCACTAAAATCACTATCTGTGTAAGGTGCTGTAAAACTTAATACATCACCTTTTGCAAAAAATAAATGATTCTTAAAAAATGCTACATGTGATGCACCTTCTACATCACTAGGAGCACTTACTAATGGAACATAACTTGTATTATCATAAATAAATGGATAATTCGTACCATCTACCCCTGCTATTTTTTGTGTTGTTCCTATTCTATATTTTGTAAATCTCTGTTTATTTGTACTTGTTTTATTGCTTGTTAAAAAAGTAATTACTGCTCCATCTGCAGGGCTACTATTTAAATTAGGAGAAATATCCATAGTAGTACCACCACTCGTAACTGTAGGTGTATTTGATACTGTGTATACTAAATTAACACCTGCAATTGTAAAAGTATCTCCTGCTTGTGGAGTAGATGTTAAACCATCTATTGCTAATGTTCCACCAGATTGTCCTGCACCATTTACTAAAGGTGTGCCATACTGTGTTACATTAATTCTAGTCCAGTTACTGCCAGTAGATTTATATAAATGATTATTTCTACTAACAATAGCTGAACTTCTCCATGCAGCTAACCCTGTTATATTTCCTCTATTTGTTGTAAAAGTTACATCTGCTTGATCTGCAGGTGTACTTGCTAAACTTGTTGTTAATGTAAGTGTTGCTCTTTTAGTTGCAGTAGACCAACTTACACCTCCTGAAGCTATTGTATATGTTCCTGTTACTCCTGTTACTGTAAAGATATCCCCTTCTTGTGGAGTTATGTACAATCCTGCTATTTCTATAGATGTTCCTGAGTGACTTCCTCCATGAACTTTAGGGTTGCCGAAAGCAGGAACTGTATTACTGTCAAACTTATCATATCCTAATATCCTTTTATAACCACCTTCAATAGATGGTTCAAAATTTCTTAACAATCTAGCAGTACTAGGTTGTTGTGTACCATGCTGTAAAGGAGATAAGTTACTAACTAATCCACCTTTAAACTCAAAAGCATATGTTGCTAATGCATCTGCCATTTATGAAGCCAGTCTATAAACGTATGTACTTCTTTGTGTTCTTGTTAGCATAGTAGAACGAACATAAGTATTTTCATTTATCAAAACTATTCTCATGTTTTTTAACCCTGCTTCAAATTTTTCTTTTGCTACTAATGCATCTTGTGTATTACCTCTAAACATATAGGCATAATACATAGCACCATCAAGAATTACATTTCTATATATCTCTGGTATCTTTGGCACATCAGTACTATCTGTCATTTCTACACTTGTTAAATAATATTCATATACAAGTGTGTATGCTTGATCTGGTGCAGGAGATACTACATATTCTAAACCAGGAGCTTTTGATATAAATACAGGCACACTATATAAAGAAGTATCATTAGTGTACTCTTGCTCCACAAACCTTTCCAGATATTCTTCATAACTTAGCACTTTTAGTTTTTGAGTTCTGTTACCTAACGTACTATTTTCTTTTATTCTAAATGTTTCAAAGTCTACTGTAGTAGAATTTAAAGGAAAGCTATATCTAGTTACTCCAGTAGATAAAGTATCTTCTTGCTCTACAAAATTATAAGGCCAATGAGGATACTCTTGATCTATTTCTTGTATTGCTGCATTTACACTATCTTTAACTTGCGAATAAAAACCTGTAGCTGTAGAAAAATTACTTGAAGTAAGTTCTACCTCATTAAGTCTTCTATTAACTTCATTTACAAGTCCTATATAATTATAAGCCATTAATTTTCCTTAATAGGTAAAACAACAGATCTTTCTGCAATAGTTCCACTAGTATCTAATATTTGACAAAATAATGTATATTTATTATTAACAGTTCCTTGTGCTAAATTAATAGTAGCAACTGTACTTGTATTTGTTTTAGCTACAAACTGTAAGTTATTTACTATTTGATTAGTTGTATTAAAATTTGTTTTAACATTTGAACCGTCATTTACAAACCAAGTAACTGTATCTATAGTTGCTTGATCGTTTAAATATCTAGACCAATCCATACTATAATCTACAGTTTCATCAGGATCTTTACTAGGCCATCTAAATGTCATTATGCTACCTTTACTGTTCTATCTGATGCAGTAGTTAATCTATGTACATACACTGTTCTGGTTCTTTCATAATTATTTTTTACTGCTTCAAAATCAAATTGAGCTGTTGTTATATTTGGAATACCTAATGCAACTGTAGTTTTTACTCCAGTGAAAGTAATATCTAAATCTTGTCCTGCATCTACTGCACTTGTTAAAACTGTTCCTAAAGATACAGTAGTAAAAATACTAGCACTATTTACAGGAAAAGTTACATTTTCTTGTCCATATCTAGAAGTTCCATATATTGCAGTTCCATATTTTTCTAATGTTACCTCTGGATCACCATAGGTATCAGTAGCATATACTGCAGCTCCATATAATGATGCATTAGGTCCAGGCATTATTCAGTCCGTATAATAGCAGTTGTTCCATCAGCCGTTGGAAAAGTAACTGTAAAGTTACCAACAACAGCAGTTTTGTCTGCACTAAAATCTATAACGGCTACTGAATTAGTAGTGCCTGAACTATTATCAGCAGTAGTATTATATATTAAACCACCTCTAGCTGTGATAGATACTGCAGTAAATGTAGCAGTTCCAAAATTAGTAATACCAACTGTACCACTATTTGTAGGATCTACATTAGTAAGTTCTATACCTCCACTACTGTAACCTGCCCCTTCTACTTCTCCAGAAGTTGTAAAATTTGTTGTTCCTGCACTTAATGTGGCTGCAGCAGAATACAAAGCAAGTTTAAATGTATCTCCTGCTGATCGAAAATCATGTTGACCTTCTAACAGCTCTTTTTTAAAAGAGGTACACATTGCTTGTGTAATTGCCATCTTTAATCCTTTATAAAAAAAATGGGTAGCCCTATCCCTTAGAGCCACCCATACAGTTTACTTAATTAATAATTAAGCTAATTGATCACGATCTACTTCGTCTGGCCCTAGATCGTTTGATACATCTTGCATGACGGCCCATGCTCTCCAAACTCCAGAAGTAGGATAAGCACTACCACCTGATGTCAAAAGAACGTCAATAGTGTCATCTGAAGCAACAACCTGTGGTTGATATGCAGCAGGTAGATTTGTCATGTCTCCTGTTGAGTTACTATCACAATCAAATCCATCTACAAATGCATCAACGTCTGTGCCTGTAATTCCAATATCAATATTGAAATCACCGTCACTTGGAGTTACTACTTCAAATCCTGCAGCCCAAACCATTGTTTTAGCAGGTACATCTATTACTTCAAGCACATCAGAAGCTGCTAATGCTGAACCTTTAGTGGTTGTAGCAGTAGCAAGATTAACATCAACTTCTACTTTATATGGCTCTTTGCGAATAGCACGACTTGGGTGCGTACCTGCATTGATACCATTTGATACGTCAACTGTAGCCATTTTCTATCCTCCTATTAAGCCACGTTATACTTAGCAGTGACAAGTCCTTCAGGTCTTAAAATCTTACGACCATAAAGGTGCATACCACGCACGATGTCAGCAAAGCTGTCTGGATCACGGTAGCTTTCTGTTTTGCTTACCTGTTGAGCAGTAGCTACAGCAGAACCATGACCTGCAACAATAACACCAAAGTCAGTGTTTTGGTTTGCAGTTCCTGATGTAGATGGGCCACCACCAACTGAAGGTAAGTTGTTAGAAACATATACCTTGAATCCATGTAGATTATTAATGATTAAACCATTCTGTAAGCCAGAACCACCAAAATCAGAGTTTAGCAATTTGCTATCTTCATCTTTTAGTAACTCGACAAATACTGAATCAACAACTAACCAACGATCACCTGTATCAACAAACTGTTGATCAAGTAATCTACTCATACGAGCAATTACCTGAAAAGGTGTTACTGTATCAGTAGGTAGTGATGTAATTCCAGGTAAACGACTTTCTAATGGAATAGAATGGTCATCTGCTGAAGAAGTTGTAATTTGAGAAAAACTACCTTTCTTCAAAACCATAGAAGTTAAAAGCTCATTAGCTCCTGCAGTAGATATAGCTTTAGTTCCTGGTGCTGTAGTTCTAGCTGTATCAGCATTTAAATGTTTTGCTGATTGCTGAAAACCACAAAGATATCCAAGAACATCCT